GCAACGCTGAGCCAGCGTGTTGTGCAGTATCAAGCCGTGATTCAGATGGCGCAGATGGCCCCGGACATTTACGACCTGCCGCAGTTGCACCGTGGGATGTTGGAGGTGTTGGGCATCAAGCACGCAGACAAGCTCGTGCCGTTGGAGGAGGACTTGAAACCCACCGACCCGGTAACGGAGAACCACCACGTGCTCAAAGGCGAGCCGGTCAAGGCGTTCTTGCACCAAGACCACCAGTCGCATATCCAAGTGCACATGGCGATGCTGCAAGACCCAACGATCATGCAGTTGATTGGCCAGAATCCACGTGCCCCGATGATCCAAGCGGCGCTGACTGCACACGTAGCGGACCACGTTGGCTTCATGATGCGCAACCAGCTTGAGCAACAGTTAGGTATCCCACTGCCGCCAGAAGACGAGAAGCTGCCGCCGAAGGTGGAGATTGCGTTGTCGGGAATGATGGCCCAAGCTGCGCAGCAAGTGCTCATGCAGAACCAAGCCAAAGCTGCGCAAATGCAAGCCCAGCAGCAAGCGCAAGACCCTGTTATCCAGATGCAGATGCAGGAGCTGCAACTCAAGGCCAAGGAGCTGGAGTTGAAAGAGAAGAAGATCATCGTGGACGCTACCGCTGCCTCAGACAAACTGGAGCTGGAAGAGCAGAAAATTTCCGGCAATCTGGAGCTCGAAGCGCTGCGCGTTGGCGCACAGATCAACGAGAGCAAGAACAAGGCTCAGTTTGAACAAGAACGTGACGGCATCAAACTTGGTGTCGACATCGCAAAGAGCAAAGCGCAAGAGCGCCAGCAAGCAATGTCCGCAATTATTCAGGCCAATAAACTGGAGTCCAAACCAAAATGATTGAAGATTTCGCACGCGTATTGCGCGAAAAAATACGCACCGACATGAACAACTACGCCGATGACATGGCGGGTGGGGCGTGCCGCTCGTTTGACGATTACCAAAAACTCTGCGGGATCATTCAGGGTCTTGCTACCGCGGAGCGTTACATCCTAGACCTTGCAGAGAAAGTTGAGAAATCGTATGACCGAGACTGAATCAGGTTTGATCCTGCCGCCCGGAATTGTTCTGCCAAGACAAGTCCAACCTCTAGAAGCGCCAGAAGAAGGTGCAGATACCGAAACAAAAGCAGGGGCACTGCCAAACCCAACAGGGTGGAAGCTGCTGTGTGTTGTTCCAGAAGTCGATCAAAAGATTGCTGGTACTTCCCTTGATTTGGTTCGTGACACCGCAACCCTGCGACAAGAAGAGCACGCCACCACGGTGCTGTTTGTCTTGCGTGTGGGCCCCGATGCGTACAAAGACACCGCTAAGTTTCCTACCGGGGCTTGGTGTAAAGAAGGCGACTTCGTGTTGGTGCGTACCTACTCTGGTACCAGATTCAAGATATTTGGGAAAGAGTTCCGTCTCATCAACGATGACCAAGTTGATGCTGTTGTGCAAGACCCCCGCGGTTTAACCCGCGCTTAAGGAGTAAAAATGGCTGATTCATATCAGTTCCCCGACGAGATCGAGGAAAAAACGGTCGAGGTAACGACCGACGAGAACGACATTGAGATTGAAATTGTCGACGACACCCCCGCGCAAGACAGAGGCCGCAAGCCTTTGGACCGCGACGTGGCGGACCCAACCGATGACGAGATTGAAAGCTACTCGGACAATGTCAAGAAGCGTATCAAGGACCTGACCCACGCACGTCACGACGAGCGCAGGGCCAAGGAAGCGCTTTTGCGCGAGAAGCAAGAGCTTGAGCGTATCGCGCAGTACATGCACGAAGAAAACCGCAAGCTCAAGCAGACCGTGAACACGGGCGCTGAGCAGTATGTAGCCTCCGTCAAACAGATTGCGGACTCGGAAGTTGAACAGGCCCGCAGAGCTTTGAAAGAAGCCCAAGAGTCTTTTGACAACGAGGCCATTACCGCCGCATCAGAAGCGTTGATGGATGCCAAGATGCGGGCGGAAAATGTAAAAAATTATCGCCCCACCCCTTTACAAGTGGACGAAACTGTTGTACAAACACGTCAACAGCAAAATACGCAACCCCAAGTCGACGAAAAGACGCTGCGCTGGCAGGCAAAAAACCAGTGGTTTGGGGCAGACGGTTTTGAAGAACACACCAGCTTTGCACTAGGGCTGCACCAAAAACTAGTTAATTCGGGACTTGACCCCCGCTCAGACGAATATTTCGAGCGCATTGATGCTCGCATGAAAACCACATTCCCGGACGTGTTTGGGGATGAGGGCAAGCCAAAATCCGGTGATGGAACCAAACGACCTGCTTCGGTTGTGGCTCCGGCGACTCGTTCGACCGGTGCACGAAAGGTGCAATTGACGCCTACGCAACTTGCGTTGGCTAAAAAATACAACTTAACCCCGCAGCAGTATGCTGCAGAAGTAGCAAAATTGGAGAAATCAAATGGCTGAAACAATTACCCGGAACCCCCGTGATACGACATCACGCGAAAAATCTGCTCGTGCTGTATACGTACCGCCGACAAACCTGCCTGATCCAACGCCTGAACCGGGCTATGTGTACCACTGGGTGGCTACACACGTTCTGGGACAAGCGGAAGTGACCAACGTATCGCGCAAAATGCGTGAAGGTTGGGAGCCGGTAAAGGCTACAGACCATCCAGAATTGATGCTGTTGGGTAACGAAAAAACTGGGAACGTAGAAATTGGCGGCCTGATGCTTTGCAAAATGGCCAAAGAAAAACACGAAGCCCGGAATGAGTACTACAACCAGCAAGCTCAAAACCAGATGGATTCTGTTGACAACAGTTTCATGCGACAAAATGACCCACGCATGCCGTTGTTTGCCGAACGCAAGTCGACATCAACGCGTGGTGGTTTTGGTTCTGGTTCTAAATAAACTTAGGAGTCCTTAAATGGCATCTACCGCTTCTCCCTACGGCTTTCGAGCCGTGAACGAGTTGGGTGGCCTACCATATGCTGGTAGCACTCGCTCTTTCTTGATCGACCCAGCCGGGTACAACACGAACATCTTCAATGGTTCGCTCGTGTATGTAAACGCGTCTGGTTACCTCAACATCGCTACTTCAACTGGCGCTGATGCAACTACCAATGGTTTCCCCACTGGTACTGCTAACACTGGTTGCGTTGGCGTTTTTGTTGGTTGCACATACACCAACGCACAAGGCCAAATCATTTACTCTCAGTACTATCCTGCCAACACCGCCGCGGTGAACGGCTCGACAATCAGTGCTTACGTGATTGATGACGACCGCGCTGTGTTCCAAGTGCAATCTGCTGGCTCTGTGACTCAAGCTGCTTTGGGCGCTAACGTGTTCTTGAACGCCGTGCAATCTACCTCCACAGGTAGCACCACCACTGGCAACTCAAACACTGCTGTTGTGGCAGGTGCTTCCGCTGTTACTACTTCTGCCGCTTTCCGCGTCATTGGTTTTGTGAACAGCACCACATCGCAAGTTGGCGACGCTTACACCGATATCTTGGTGAAGTTCAACCCCGGCTATCACAGCTATTCCAACGCCGTTGGCCTGTAAGGAGTAAATCACCATGGCAATCTCACGCGCACAACTACTTAAAGAGTTGCTCCCCGGCCTGAACGCTTTGTTCGGTATGGAATACGCCCGTTATGGCGAAGAGCACAAAGAAATCTACGAAACAGAGAAATCTGAGCGTAGCTTTGAAGAAGAGACAAAGCTGGCTGGCTTTGCTTCTGCTCCCGTCAAAAACGAAGGTCAAGCCATTGCCTATGACAATGCGCAGGAAGCCTTCACTGCACGTTACAACCACGAGACAATCGCTCTGGGCTTCAGTATCACTGAAGAAGCCATCGAAGATAACTTGTATGACTCTTTGTCTGCTCGTTACACCAAGTCTTTGGCCCGTGCAATGGCTTACACCAAGCAAGTTAAAGCCGCTTCCGTTATCAACAACGGTTTCAACGGTTCCTACTTGGGCGGTGACGGCGTCACTTTGTTTGGTAACAACTCCTCTAGCACTCGCGTTGGTCACCCGCTCGTTAACGGCGGCGTGAACTACAACAGCCCAACTACTGGTGTTGACTTGAACGAGACATCATTGGAAAACGCCGTGATTCAAATCGCTGCGTGGACTGATGAACGCGGTCTGTTGATCGCTGCCAAGCCCCGTAAGATGATTGTTCCCCCAGCTTTGATGTTCACGGCCAAGCGCCTGTTGGACACTGAGTTGCGCGTTCAGACTGCTGACAACGACATCAACGCGTTGAAGCAGATGGGTGCAATCCCTGAAGGCTACACCGTCAACCACTTCTTGACCGACAGCAACGGCTGGTATTTGATTACCGACGTGCCAAACGGCATGAAGCACTTTGAGCGTATTGCTTTGCAAAACTCAATGGACGGTGACTTTGATACCGGCAACGTGCGTTACAAGGCCCGCGAGCGTTATTCGTTCGGTTGGTCTGATCCCCTCGGCATGTGGGGTTCTGCTGGCGCTTAATTGATTGGGGGGCCTTGTGCCCCCCTTTCTTTTGCTGTATATTGCAACCAATCCGGGTTTTCCGGTGTATCTGACAGTCCCGGCTGACGACAAGCAGACAGATACGCCACACTTGCTTGTAAGGAAAAATCATGGCAAATACCACGTTTAACGGCCCAGTTCGCTCGCAGAACGGCTTTCAATCTATTACCATTAACGGCACTACTGGCGCTGTAACTGTTGACGCTACCTTTGGCGCGACTACTAGCGTCACTGACCTGACAACCACTAACCTGGTCTTCACTGATCAGAACCACCCAACAACTGCCGCGATCAACGCAACTGCTACAGCTACTGCTGCACAAGTTGCCACCGGCTACATTACTTCCACTTCGGCAGCCGCCACCACCATCACTTTGCCTACTGGCACAGCTCTCGGTGCTGCCATTGGCGCAACTCGTGGCACTACGCTGGACTTGTTCGTTGACAACACTGCTGGCGCATCGACTGTGACCATTGCTGTAGCTACAAACGGTATCTTGTCCGCCGCCGCTGCCGCTGGTTCGGGCGCTGGTGCTGGTTTGTTGACTGTGCCTTCTGGCGTAACCGGCATTGGTTGCTTCCGCATCATGTTCTCTAGCGCCACGGCATACGTGTTCTCTCGTATCGCTTAATTGGTCTTGGGGGCTTCGGCCCCCGTTTTAAAGGAGATTGATTATGACGATGCAATATGACGTCAAACAGGCGCACCTAAACCAAAGCGGTTTGATGGTGCCTTACCGCACTCGGATTAAAGCAATTGCTTTTGTAGGCACGACTAGTGCTGGCCAGTTTACTATTTTTGACACACTTACAGCGCCAGTTTCCAGCAGCGTTACCTACGGTCGCTCTGGCACAACAATCACCGTTTCTAAGATTGCTCACGGTTTGACCGCAGGTCAGACTATCGGCATTGACTTTGATGTTGGTACAGGTGGTTCAGCCACACCCGGAAACTATGTAATTGCTACCGCTAGCGCCAACAGTTTTACCCTCACGGACATTAACTCTGGAACAATCACAGGATCGCCAGCGGCTGTGTATTCAACAGGCAACTGGTTGCTGACTTTTGATATTGCTGCAAACGACACCTACAACAACTCGTTGCTGTACCCCGGTGAAGGCATACTGGCGCAAAACGGTGTGTATGCGTATATGGTTAACACGGCTGCCGTGAGTGTTTTCTATGGCTAAGACCCCAGCATGGACACGCAAAGAAGGCAAGTCCGAGAAGGGCGGCTTGAACGCCAAGGGACGGGCCTCCTACAACAAGGCAAACCCCGGCAAGCCCGGCCTGAAGGCTCCCCAGCCCGAGGGCGGCAAACGCCGCGACTCCTTCTGCGCCCGTATGGAAGGCATGAAGAAGAAGCTGACCAGCGAGAAAACGGCCAAAGACCCAAACTCACGCATCAACAAAAGCCTGCGGGCTTGGAAGTGCTGATATGGAAATGATGCTCTGGAACGCAGCCCTGAGTGCCGTTGTGGCGGTTATGGGTTTTTTGCTCAAAGGCAGATTCGATGAGTTGGATCGGCTCAGTATTTTGCTGAACCGCACCCGCGAGGAAGTTGCCCGTGACCACATCACTCGCGCGGAGTTCCGTGCGGATATGCAACAATTACTTGACCGATTCGATCGACTTGAGCGTAAGATCGACAATCTGAAAGGCACCCATGCCCAGCACGAGTAAGAAACAACACAATTTTATGGAAGCGATTGCGCACTCGCCGTCGTTTGCAAAAAAGGTAGGTGTCCCACAGTCCGTGGGCAAAGATTTCTCAAACGCGGACAAGGGCCGCAAATTTTCAAAAGGTGGTGATACTATGGCTACTACAAAAAACAACGGCATGACAACTGCCAAAATGGGTTCTGTCAAAACTGCTGCTCCCAGCCGTGACGGTGTTGCTACCAAAGGCAAGACCAAAGGCTCTATGGTTTCCATGAAGGGTAGCACCCCTCTGGGAATGAAAAAGGGCGGCATGACAAAGAAGATGAACTACGGCGGCAAGACCTGCTAAGGGGCACGACATGGCTACATCCGGTTTTGGTAAAGCCTTCCGCGAAGCACGCGCTGCTGGCGATAAGACGTTTGAGTTCAACGGCAAAAAGTACACCACCGAGTTGGCATCCGAAGTGGCGCAGCCATCTGTCGGCGGAAAAGTAAAGGCTGGTGAGTACAAACCCCGCGACTTTGACGCACGTAAGGGCGAGAACATTACATCTAAAAACGCTGTCCCACGTGACGAATACGTTCGAAGCGGGCGGCAATCGTTTGACACAGACACAGAGTTTGTGCCTCCTGATATGAGCGCATACAAACCCCGCCGTACTGTAGAAGAAGGCATGAAGAAAGGCGGCGCAGTGTCCGCTTCCCGTCGTGCTGATGGTATTGCTCAACGCGGCAAAACTCGCGGAAAGATGTATTGACATGATGGCCAGCCGCGGTATGGGTGATATCAACCCATCCAAAATGCCGACGGGCAAAAATAAAGCCCGGCGGGATGACACCGACTTCACGCAGTACGCTGAAGGCGGCAAGGTGAACGCGGCCGGTAATTACACCAAGCCCAGTCTGCGTAAGCGGATTGTGAGCCAAGTCAAGGCTGCGGCAACGCAGGGCACCGGTGCAGGCCAGTGGTCAGCCCGTAAAGCGCAACTTGTGGCCAAGAAGTACAAGGCTGCTGGCGGCGGGTACAGGGATTGATATGAAGGCCCCCCAGAAATCCCTCAAAGACTGGGGTGACCAAAAGTGGAGAACCAAAAGTGGAAAACCGTCTAGTAAAACAGGTGAGCGATACCTTCCAGAAGCTGCGATCAAAAGTCTTAGCCCGGCTGAGTACGCTGCTACAACTCGTGCAAAGCGTGCTGGCAAAAAAGCCGGGAAGCAGTTCGTAGCGCAACCCAAATCCGTAGCTAAGAAAACAGCGAGCTTTAGAAAATGACCACATCAGGACTCACCTCGTTTAACCTTGACCTCAATGATATGGTCGAGGAGGCGTTTGAACGGGCGGGTTCTGAGCTGCGTACGGGCTACGACTTGCGCACTGCGCGTCGATCGCTTAACTTACTCTTTGCCGATTGGGCAAACCGTGGCGTGAACATGTGGACGTTTGAGCAAAACACCATCACGCTTGTGACAGGCCAGCCTACTTACGCACTGCCAGATGATACGGTGGACTTGTTGGATCACGTGATTCGCACAAACGCTAACGTGGCTAATAACCAAGCTGATCTGACAATTACGCGCATCAGCATGCCAACGTATGCCACTATCCCCAACAAACTGATCCAAGGCCGTCCTATCCAAGTCTGGATTCAGCGCATGACGGGTAACTCCAACTTGTTGGCCGGCACAGTCCAAGCTACGACTTCTGCTACCGCCACAACCATCCCCGTTACATCGTTGGCAAATGTGCCAACAGCGGGGTTCATTCAGATTGGCACTGAGCTGATCGGCTATAACGAGACTACCCCAGCGGATGGCGCTACGCCCGCGTACTTGCTCAACTGCACACGGGGACAAGACGGTACAACGGCCGCTACGCACGCCGCTGGAGCAGCCATCAGTCTGGTGCAAAAGAACAGCATCACCGTGTGGCCTACCCCTAACCCCGGCACAACATATCAGTTCGTTTACTGGCGCATGCGCCGTATTCAGGACGCTGGCGGAGGCACCAAGACCATGGATGTGCCGTTTCGCTTTGTGCCTTGCTTGGCTGCGGGCCTTGCCTACTACATTGCGCTCAAAGTGCCAGAGGGATTGCAACGCCTTGGTGTTTTAAAACAACAGTATGATGAGGCGTGGGACCTTGCGTCTGGCGAAGACAGAGAGCGGGCAGCGGTGCGGTTTGTTCCGCGTCAACAGTTTATCGGCGGCGGTACTTAAATGGGCAATCGGTTTGCATCAGGCAAAAATGCGATTGCGGAGTGCGACCGTTGCGGTTTTCGCTTTAAGTTGACCGCGCTGCGCAGAGAAGTTATCAAGACCAAGAACTACAATCTCTTGGTTTGCAACATATGCTGGGACCCCGATCAGCCGCAGTTGCAGTTGGGTATGTACCCGGTGGATGACCCACAAGGCTTGCGCGATCCGCGGCCTGATTTGAGCTACTACCAGTCCGGTAATACGGGCTTGCAGATTTTGTTGACAAACAGTTCTGCAAAAGATGCGGCAGGATTGCCGTCTGAGGGTAGCCGGGTTTTCCAGTGGGGATGGAACCCTGTTGGCGGGGCAAGAGGTTTTGATAATGCGTTGACACTAAACTACTTGGTTTTAAACGCAGAAGTTGGTACAGTAACGGTTCAAATAGGAGCATGACATGGCTAAAAGCGATTCAAAAGAAGACATGAAAATGGACTTGGCGCAAGACAAGAAAATGATCAAGTCTGCTATGGCTAAACACGAGAAAGCCAAGCACCCCGGTCAACCCTTGACCAAGTTGCGTGCGGGCGGCAAAACTAACAGCGACATGCTGAAGATGGGCCGCAACATGGCAAAGATTGCCAACCAGCGTTCTGTTGGTCGTGGAGGCTAATCATGGCAAAAATCAACAACCTGCCCGCTTCCGCTTACGCAGAGCCCCACACAATGTCAGGCAAAAAAGTCAGCATTGAGCCTGCTGGCGTGAGCAACAACAAGCAGTACATGCGCGACGCCAACGTCTCTGTGGCTAACAGCCATAGCAACGACTATCCCGGCGTTAAGACATCCGGCATCAAGATTCGCGGCACTGGTGCTGCGACTAAGGGCGTGATGGCCAGAGGCCCGATGGCATGAACTACACCGCTCTCAGCAACGCTATTCAAGCGTACACGGAGAACACCGAAGCGAACTTTATCGCTGAGATACCCGTGTTCGTTCAGCAAGCTGAGCAGCGTATTTACAACAACGTTCAGTTCCCGTCGCTCCGTAAGAATGTAACCGGCACAACGACTACAAATAACAAGTACTTGGCGTGCCCCTCTGATTTTCTGGCGTCTTACTCCATGGCCGTTATTGACGCTACCGGCGCGTACGAGTATTTGCTTAACAAAGACGTCAACTTTATCCGGCAAGCATACCCCCAGCCAACAGACACGGCAATCCCAAAGTACTATGCGTTGTTTGGCCCACAGTCCAACGATGTCAATGAGCTGTCTTTTATTCTCGGCCCAACCCCCGACGCAGGTTACACGGTTGAGTTGCACTATTACTACTACCCTCAGTCCATTGTGACTGCTGGCACGTCTTGGCTTGGCGATAATTTTGACTCCGTGTTGCTGTACGGTTCTTTGGTCGAGGCGTACACCTACATGAAGGGTGAGCAAGACATGATGGGCCTGTACAATCAGAAATTTTTGGAAGCGCTTGCACTGGCTAAACGTCTGGGCGATGGTATGGAGCGTCAAGACGCGTATCGTTCTGGCCAGTTCAGACAGAAAGTGACCTGATATGTCTATCCAGCAAACAGCAACCACGAGCTTTAAAGTCCAACTGCTTCAGGCGGTGCACAACTTTGGCCCCACGTCGCCCAATACTTTTAAAGTTGCTTTGTATACAGGGGCAGCTAACATTGGCCCCGCGACTACTGCATACACTACGACAGGTGAGCTCCCAACCGCTGGCGGATACACACAGGGCGGCAACACGCTGACTATCTCTGTGTCTCCAACGTCGAGCAACAACTCAAGTTCAGTACCCACAGCGTATGTGTCTTTTGCTAACACCTCTTGGGCTAACGCTACGTTCACTTGCCGTGGCGCGTTGATCTACAACGACACAGTTTCCGGTGATCCTTCTGTTGCAGTGCTGGACTTTGGCTCTGACAAGACGGTTAACAACGACACCTTCACAATTATTTTTCCAACGCCCGATGCAAACAACGCCATCGTGCGGATTTCTTAAGGACGCATCATGAGCACAGAAAAAAGCCAAGCCCAAGACCAAGTGTCGGCCGGTTTGTTGACATTCCCCAAGAGCGGTGACTCAGCTTCTGCTGGCGGCGTTTACACCGTTACTTGCGTAGGCTCAGACGGAGTTGAGAAGTGGTCTGACACGTTCCACAACTTGGTGGTAAACCAAGGCTTACAGGACATGAACAGCAAGTACTTCAAGGGCGCTGGCTACACCGCTACGTGGTACTTGGGTCTGGTGACTGGCCCCGGCTCTGGCACAGTGTATGCTGCTGGCGACACTTTGGCGCTACACGCTGGCTGGACAGAGAACACCGACTACACAGGTAGCCGCAAGACCGTGACGTTCGGTACAGCCACCACGGCAGACCCTTCGGTCATCAGCAACTCTGCTTCGCCTTCGGCTTTTAGCATTACGGGCACTGCCGTAATTGCGGGCGCTTTCTTGGCCTCCACTACCGACAACTCGGGCGTGCTGTTCTCTGCCGGTGATTTTACTGGCGGCGATAAGTCTGTGGCCAGCGGCGACACATTGAACGTCACGTATCAGTTCTCGCTTGACGCTGCCTAATAGGTAAAGCGGTGTTCGGAGATGTAACCTTTGCGCAGTCCCCCTTCGCCTCGTTAGGCGGGGCTACGTTTGGTGTTGACGTCTCTGAATCCGCCGTAGCAAATAGCACACAAGCTATTGAAGTAATCTACGGCGGCACCGCTGCGGAGTTGGCTGCTGCAACGGCTACTCAATCGGTAATTGCCAACATGGTTGCAAGCCGGGCCGAAACTGCTACAGCCGCCGACACCGTCAACACACTGAACAACACCTTCAACGTCACTCTGACTGAGTCTGTTGTTGGCCAAGAT